ATGGTTTATTGTAAATAGTCGATGCCATCCATGCGTATAAATCTTTCCCGTCTGCATAAGCATCTCGTAAACTATTATCATTTAACTGCTTAGATATAATATCTGCAAGCACTCGTGGCTCCTGTTGGCTGAAATCTCCTCCAATTAAATAATAGCCATCTGTAGGAATAAACATTTTTCTTATTTCTTTATTCTTAGATGGTATATTTTGTAAGTTTGGATCCTTACTACTGAATCGGCCTGTTACTGCTCCATATTGATTAAATGAACCATGTAATTTACCCGTACGCTCATTTACAACTCTAGGAAGTTTTTCAATATACGTACTAAGTAATTTTTTAAGTCCTCTACATTCTAATACACTATCGACTAATTGACCATGCTCAGGGTGTAATTCTTTTATTTTTTCTAAAATACCTGCTCCAGTTCCTCGAGGAGATTTTCTATCAACAGATTTTATTTTCAATACATCGTATAACAATGTTTGCATTTGTTTAGCTGAATTGTAATTAACTCCGCCCATAATTGTATTTTTAGCTGTCTGATCTAGTTTTGAAGTATCTAAATTTCTAACAACTTGTTGAAGATTTTCATTAGCCTTTTCAAGTTTTGCATTATACTCTTTATACAATTTATCTGATACTTCTTTATCAATTCCAACTCCTCTATCTTCCATGCTTGCGATAACTCGTATAAGCGGAAGTTCTACATTCACAAAAAATGTTCCTGCTTCTTTCAGACCTTTTTCTTCACATGACTCTCGTTTAGGGTCTAAGAACTGTTGCTGGAATTTAGTTAATTGAGTTGTCATTAAACCATCTTTAGCTGCATATAGGTAAGCAATCTCTATTGGAATATAATTAAAAGGAACATCTGAGAATAGTTCACTAAACTTATCCGCTTCCTTTGTTGAATCTGTATTTATATATTTATTCCAAAGATACTTTAAACCGTGGTTTTCGTTTTCATTTAAGTAATGCCCACCTAACATTGTATCCCATCCTACATGTAAGTAATCAGGTAAGTCTAGCCAACGATTAGTGGTACGTATGTCAAAATCAGCGTTGTGGAAGTACCAGTCAATATCTACAATAGGTTTAAGATATTCAGTCATTGTTTCATAACTAATTTGGTCTGGTAAAACATTTCCATCTAAATCTGTATGCTTATGTGGTATATAGCAAGATTTTTTACCGTCTGTATGCAATACAGTTCCAACTAAGTAATCATCACCTAATATATTTAAACCTGTAGATTCTACATCTAAACTTGCATATCCGTTTTCTTTTATTTTATCAATGTATTCTGAAAGCTCTTTTTCTGTTCTTATACATAGATAAAGATCTTCTTGCCCTTCAAAACTCTCTTTAGCTAACGCAACTATACTTGCTATTTTTTCTTTTAGTTTACTTTTTGAATCTTTGCCCGATGTTTTTCTTACTGTTTTTGTTTTCTTAGCTTTAGGACTATTTGCCTTTTTTGCTATTTTCTTGTTCAACTCTTTTGATTGCTTATCAAGTTGAGGAAGATTTCCAAATAAAGATTTTTGCGCCAAGTTTTTCTCCTCCTTAAAAATAATTAGGTGATGCCTAAGCACCACCTTTTTGTAAGTTAATTAAAAAATGTCAGCGCCAGATTTAGGCTCAGATGTGCGTCGTTTTGTAGGTTCTTCTTTTTTCTCTGATTGATTAGATTGATTAGATTGAGTTGGAGTAAATGTACCGTCTGCAATCTGTTGTAAATCTTCTAAGCTCTTATCTAAGATAAATCCATCTTCACCTACTAAGTTTTCACGTTTTGGCAAGTCGTCTAACGTTTTATTGTCTTTATCTAATGCGTATAGAAGATATTGAGTTTTCATATCTCCTGCTTTACCTTGACGCTCAATCTCAATTGGCTGGCCACATAACGTACCATAGCGATTAATAAATGAAAGTAAAGTTGGAATAAAGTTTTGTCCTCGTTCCCATACTTTAGTCTCAGAATCTCGCTTATCTACTAATTGCAAGAATACTCGAAGTTTTGGCTTGTCGCCTGACTTACATAATGGGCAATCGCTCGTCTCCGGACATTTTACGTGTCGTCTCTTTCCGTTAATCTCTACATTGTGTACAATGTACCAATCAATGTCATCTTCGTCTCCGTGTAAGAATCGTACGACAGCAGCGTCTTTATCATCCTTCAATGAAAAGAATGAACCTCCACCGCCTTGACTCTTAAAATGTTCATAAGCATCGTTTAAACTTTTAAATCCCATTCCTATTCCTCCTATTTGTTTTTTAATTATTTATATTAAACAGTGAGATTATTCACTGTTTTGAAAAAGGTTGTAGCCATTTTCTTAAGATCATCTGCACTTTTATTACCTGAACTTACTTTCAAAGTTTGATCTTCAACTACGAGTACAACTGCATCTCCTTTAATGACTTTAATTACATTTTCGATCTTTTGGTTTAGTAACACAATAATTCCACCCTCCTGTTTACCTCTTTAATTAATATATAACAAGAAGGTGGAATTTTTTAAGCAAAGTTTAAATTTAATTTAGTTTTTAAACGTTTCTTCAATTGAAATATTGCTGATGGACTAACGTCAAGAGCTCTTGCTACTTCGCTATCTGTAACTTCTTGATGCTCACTCATTACTATTTCACAGTATTTGAGTTCCGTATCTGTTAAACTATCAACCTTTTTAAGAGTTTCCATGAACTCAATTTTAGTGAAATCTGTTTCACTGGATTGGTAAATTTCAACATCTTCGAAATCTCCTGTATTGTAATTTGCTTTTCTTTTTTGATGATTTAACATCATAGTTTCAGCATAAAGACGTCTGTTTAGGTAAGTACTGAATAACGTTTGAATTTTAGCGCCTTTTGTCTCGTCATAGACGAGCATTGCCTTATGAAGTTCTTCTAAAACAAAACTTGCCTTATCTTCGTCAGTTAAATTAAAGTACTTATTCACCTGAGTAAGTGTATAAGGATATAAATCACAAAATACTTTTGCAAATATAACAGGGTCTTCAGTTTCTTGATACTCAGCTGCTAATGAACTTATTAAGTTTGAACTAAAATTTTCTGATACGGTTAATTTTTTCATGTTTTGGTAAGTTTGTTGCATGGTTCACATCTCCTCAAATGTTTTTTGTTTATACTTATATATTACTGTATAATATTATATATGTCAATACTATTTTTAAATTAAATTATATTTAATAGAATCTAATTGAGTTTCACTCATCATATTAACATCTTTAACACCTTGAGGAAATGATAGCCTATATATGATTTTATTTGAGCCTAATTGTTTCTTTAGTTTCTCAGTTCCTGACTCACCAGCGTTGTCATTATCTAAAGCACTTATAAACTTTCTTATAGGTAGTTTCAAAAGAAGCTTTGCTTGAGTCTCTGTTATCCTCGCTCCCATTAAAGCTACTGCTGGAATTCTTTTTGTCCATAACGTTAATGCGTCGATAGGACTTTCAGTTATATATAACTCTTTAATCCATGAAAGGTTTTTATACACTTGGTAAAGTCCATAAACATGGTTACCTTTATTTCCACCCTCATCGTTTAAGAACTTTTTACCTTCAACGGAGCGTCTTTGAATAAGTGCTAAATGACCATTTTCATCAAATACTGGAAACGTTATTGAATGCGTATCCTTGTCATAACCTATATCAAAATATTCAATAACCTTGTCAGTTAATTTTCTTCTATACATGTAAGGATGCGTATATCTGAATTCATCTAAATTTGTAATAGGACTTTCATCAAAGTCGATATCTTCATCTTCTAATTCTCTAGTCATATTAAGTTCAATAGGTTTACGCTCTTCTACTGCTAAATTGACAAATTTTTGCGTTATCCATTTAAACCCTTGAATACCACCATCGTTATAACCTAAAGCGTTTGATATAAACGTTGGTAAGTCTGCGGTGTATCCACATGTAAAGCAGTTGCATGTCCCTTCGGGTATGGTTCTACCAGGTAAATCTACCTGAACGGTAGAAATACCAAGAGACGGGTGTCTCTCTTGCCCGTCTGCGTGGCTTATACATGTTACCATAACATTGTTATGAGTTGGTTTAATATCTTTAAGTAACTCGATATCATTAGTCTGTAATTCTATTTTCAATTCACGGATAATATCTTCAACGGTTGCTAATACAGGAACGCCATTTACTTCCACTAGAAAAGGTCAACTCCTTCTTGTTCGACAGGATTGGATTCTTTTATCTGACCTTTGTTATCTGTCTGAGCAGTAAGAAATGGTTTTACAATTCCTTTATCAAGATCCCATATCATCATTATCTCACTGAATCTCTCTCCGTACCTGTTCTTTTTTAGGCTGAATTTCATAGTTGGTCCAATGGACTTTATTGTTAACACCCTTGTAGCATTTTGTCCTATACCATCACTTTCAGCTAAGTGTTCTAACTCAGGTGCTTCTTCATTTGATTTATTGGCACCCTTTTTACTTGAATCACGATTTGCCTGCGCTGGTGTGAGAATTGGAATCTCGTACTTCTCTGAGGTTAAAAATAAATCCTCAGCTATATGCGTATATCTGATTCTCGTTTGTTCTCCACGCTCTGCTCTGTAATCATCCATAAGAGATAATTGATCAATACCTACAATACCAGGATTATACTTTTCTATAAGCTGGTGAAGTTTTGGAATTGTTAATCTCTTTCCACCAATGTGCTTAGGAGTAATAACAACGAAAGGAACATCTGTACTAGATAAATCTTCAAGATAATCGTAGTAATCATCTTTTGTTTTTGATTCCCCTAACTCATCAGAACCTTTCATCAAACCAGTTCCGCTAAATTTTCCATGTAATGTATCAAATCTGAAACCTACGATTGTTTCAGACATCTCGCCACTGTAAAGCAAAACAGGAACTCCGGCCATCCATGCAGATACTAAGAAAAATAAAAGTACCCACGTTTTACCCTCGTTTGTTCGTCCTGCTATTACAATGAAATCTTCTTTTAACCATCCGTGAGTAATATCATCAAGTTCAGCAATTCCTGTCGTTATACCTAACAGGCCTTTTGATTCATTTCTAAAGTCGTACTCACTCTTTCTGTCTTGTCCGCCTTTTACAATGTCATATCCTTCTTTGTACTGACTTGCTAAACTCTTTATCTGTTCCACTTGAGCCATTAAAAACTCAACTGCTTCTTCTGAGTTATCAGTCACTTTATCTGCTAACGTATGAACAAACGGCACAAGGTGTTTATACATGTATTGTTCTTGAAGTGTTTCCACCAAGTACTTATCACTTTCAGAAACTTCAAAAAAGTCATGCTCCTTAAATCTAGCTTCACTCAAAAAAGTTTCTTTGTCAGGAACATTACCATGCTCTGTATAGTGATCTAATATATAGTCAATCTCATCTCTGTATGTTAAGAAGTAATCACTATCTATGTTATTTTGGTTTAAAACAGATAACGATCTGGTAAGAAGTATCTTGTTTATAGTTTGAAGTTCGGCCATGCTCATAAGCTATCAATCCTCCGATCAACGTCACTTTGAAACTCAACAAGTTTTGATGAACCTATTATTCTGCTTACAATAGTCTCACCTAAATAATCTTGCTTCCTCATAGTTTCAAGTGGTATGTTAGAAGTAAAAATCTGTGATAGCATATTACTCTCTCTATGGTTTATAAACGTGTAAAGAGTCTCACGTACAAAATTAGATGGACTCTCTGTTCCAATATCATCCCATATTACAAGGTCTGCAGTTTTAATGTTCTGTAACATCTCTGCAAACTCGTCATTAGGATTATCAAACGAGTTCTTAAGCTGTCTAAAGAACTCAGGTACGTTCACAAATAACCCTCTGCATGTTAAGTTATTACCTAACGCAACTTTTCTAAAGTACTCATTCATAATCTTACACGCCCATGATGTTTTACCTGTACCCCTTTTTTCACTTAGTAAAAATAATCCATCACCTTTCTCTACATGATCTTGAACACTGTTTTGCCAATCACGTAAATAAAGAAAAGCATCTCTATCAGCCTCTTCAGGTACCAGCGGATTTTCATACTGATACCTTTTTGGCATGTTACTTAAATTATATATATTTTGCATTTGGATATAACCTATACAATGCTCATGGCAATTAGTGCGCTGTTCATTGAATAGTTTACAATACGATTCTGCCTGACATCTTTGCATTTAATTCACCTCTACAAAACATATAACAAAAAGAGTTGAATTTTTAAGCATAAATTAAAATACTTCTCTTTCTGCATAATCTTTTTGAGATGTATCTACTGTGAAGTCATTCACTTTAAACTCTCGTTCTACAGGCTGAATAGTATTCTGTGATGTTTCTACAAGCTGTTTAATAAGGCGATTATTCTTCTGTACCATGTTAAACGTTAGCTTAGGATATTGAGTAGCACTTGGACTATCTTTGTAATTTTCTAGCATTAAGTCAATATAAGCACAAACTTTATCTAAAGGTAATTCAAATCGTTTAATTAAATCTTCTCGGATAATGCTAACAGATGAATATCTATCAAACGTTAAAGGTTCACCTAAAATAGTCTCATGCTGTTTCATGAAGTAGTAGGTATAATCTCTAAACGTAACATCTGACCAAGGTATAGATTTAGCTTTAGCATTTTTAATTTTTTCTAAAGCAATTTCTTTGTGAGAAGATTTTTTAGGTTTTTGTTTCTTACCCGAGCTTTGCTCTTTATTCAATTTATTGAATAAAGTGTTTTTATTAGTATTATTATTACTAGTATTATTAGGGTCCGTCTCGTAAACCTGGTGTGGTTTGTCTCGTAAACCTGGTACTTGTTTTTTAACAGTTGGTTTCTTTAGTGAATCCACTGTCAGATTATACTGTTCAGCCAATTCTGTCTTGACTTTTTCACTTACATCCATTAACTTATAGGTGTTAAGAGTTTTCACTCCTTTTTGTTTTTTGTTTACGGTGATGTATCCTAGCTTTTCAAGATGTTTAATCGCCTTTATGACGGAATTTCTTCCGGCACCTGTTAGTTCACAGATAAGCGATTGGCTAGGATAACATTCACCGGTTTTATTATCTGCATACATAGATAAAACCATATAGACAGCTTTGTCATATACATTTAAACGCTTGTCTTTTATAACTTCATTTTTAATAGTGGTAAAGTTCCCCTCGAGCTTTGTCATTTTTTTGTCCTCCTTTAATATACTTCGTAGATGCTTAGTACGTTACTGATTGAACGATATACTTGATCTACCGGTACGTTTAACTTAATTGAAATCTCCTCAGCATACTTGTACGCATCTTCTAAATCAATTTTATCATCATCTAAAATCAAATTAACTGCAATATCTAGCAGTGTAGATTTAGGGCTATCTAGCACCTTACGATCTGCAAAGATGATTGGACGCTTTCCTTCTCTTTCAACTGTAAACCCTTCATTTTCCCATGACATTTTACATTCCTCCAGTATAAATTTTTAATTAAAAACAAGGCGGATTTTAACCACCTTGTTTTTATTATAGTACTTTATTAATCATTATTCAATTCCATAATCTGTTTTTCTACTTCGTGAATGACTGTATTCCAGGCTTTTTCTCGACCTTTCTGAATGTCATCTCCTTCGGTAAACTCTACTTCAATACCTGAGTTAAACTTGTACCACGTACCTCGAATCTCTGCACTTGTTCCAAAACTCGCTGAAAATTTAGTTACTCGCATTTACTCAACCTCACTTTCAAATTGCTTATAGGCTTTGGCTTCAGGATGAGCATCAAATAAAAATCGCAAGGCCGTTTCACGGTCGTTTCCAGCTAATTCTAAATAACGATTAAATTGATGTTCTAAGGATAGTCGTTTAGACTCTTTTTTTCTTACTGCATATACGACCTCTAAAATTGAATCAGCGACTTCATTTCTACGCTCTTGATTCGCTTCAAAATCCTCCATTAACATTTCATACTGTTTAACAGCGTCTTCATGTTTTTTAACATCGTCTGCAATCTGGTTGTAGAATTCTTCAGTGTAGTATTTATCCGTCGATACTTCAGGTTTATTATATGATTTAAGTTCCGTTACAAACTTATAACCAAAATCACGACCGTATTCAACATCAACTAATTCCATGTTAGATACTAAGTCAAATAGAGCAAGTGCCTTGTTGTAATCTAATGTCTTAAAACCTCCGATAGAATAAACATTTACATCAGGTGCCGGAATATCCTTTTTAGGTTTCTCCGGTTCAGGCGTAAGTTTAATTCCATTCATTGCACATTCTAGATCAATATAATTTTGAATTTCGTCCTCCGTTAAGTTTAGAATCTCTTCGTCTGTTAAGTCAAAAAAGTTTTTCATTAATCTTCACTCCCCTTTTTAATTTTTAATACAGGTACAACTTTTCGTTCAATACATGAATCCAAATCTTGCGGGTAAATCTCACCAGTGTAAATAAGTTTTTCAATCATTTCTTCATCAGGAATCTCTTTCACTTTAATTGCCTGGTGTAGGCCTAAATCTTTAAGCTTTTGAACCATCTCATCTTCTTTAATTTTAGTACGTACTTGCTCATTATAAGATAGTACATAACCACGGCCTTCGAGTGAGTTAATTTCCTCACTCTGCATATAGGCCTTTAGCTTTTTGTTCAAAGCTTTTTTCTCTTTGTCTAGCAACTTGTACTCTGCATCAATCTTTCCATAATTCTCAATCACCTGTAAAATCTTTAATTCTTCTGACATTTGTTCTCCTCCTTTTTAATTACTACATATTAATATATAATAAATGCTTAACTATTTTTAAGCATGAATTAATCTTTTTCTACTTCACCACGTTTTCCCCACTTTTTACGGCTTGTAGATGACATCATTCCGTACTTAATATGGTCACGGAAATCGAGTAACATTGGTACATCAGTTTCTTTAAAGTATCGAGTACCTCGTTTATCTAAATCTGTAAATACTTTAGGTAAGTCTGCGCTATTTTCTTCTGCAAACTCGTACCAGTTTTTTATTGTCTGAGCACCTCTCTCTACAATTTCGCTTACTTCTCCAATACTTAAATAATTAACACCATTTACTACTTTCATTATAATTTCCTCCTTATGATAACAATCTGTCTACTAATTCTGACTTATCGTACTTGGCTAAAACAGTATCATTTCCTTCTACAAGTCCTTCACCCATCTCAGCCTTTTCTTGAATAATACTTTCTATTTGCTCATCAATCGTACCTTTGCATACTAATGTAACAATGTTAACAGTACCTTTGGTTCCAATACGATGCGCTCTATCCTCAGCTTGTTCTGTATTGGCCATATTCCAAGGCTTATCTAAAAATATAACTGTTGAAGCTGCTGTTAATGTTAAACCTGTTCCCATTGCGGCTATTGTACCTACGATCACTTTACATGAATCATCTTCTTGAAATCTTTCTACTTCAGCTTGTCTATCTTTTGTATCACCAGTAATGACTGCCGGATTGTATTCATCTATTTCAGGAATCAATCTATCTGTAACGGATGTCCAGTTTGTGAATATAATTGCCTTTTTACCTGACTCTGCAAGCTCTTCTAAAATTTCTTTTAACCTGTCAAACTTCGCACTCTCAGATATTTTATCAGATAATATAGCTGTATGCGCAGTTGCCTGTCTTAATCTAATAAGTTGAGCAAGTGGATTCGGACTTAATTTTATTTGGTCAAGATTCTGTGAAATAGAGTTTTTAACTTCTTTGTAAATCTGAGCTTGCTTAGGACTCATCTCTACATACTCCGTTGACCTAATTTTTGGCGGTAAATCTAATACATCTTCTTTCTTACGTCTAAGCATTATTTTTTCCAACTTAGTTTGAAGCTCTTTTAAGTTTTTATATTCAACAATTTCATAACCACCATATCCACCCATGATGCAGTAACGATTTCTAAACTGATAAAATGAATGCTTTTCTACATTCAACCATTTTAAAATATTGTATAAATCAATCGGCTTGTTCATTAAAGGGGTACCTGTTAATGCTAATTTAAACGGACTTTTTAAATAATGAATGGCCTTACCTTGTTGAGTTTGGCTGTTTTTAGCCTTATGAATCTCGTCAATAACTACCATTCCAATAGTGCCATCCTTTGTCATTTTTTCTAGCTCAGTAATAATATCTAATTGAACTTGTTGAGTCTTAGATAACGGTTTAACTTTTTTAGTTTTCTTATCTTTTTTAGCAGTGGGTTTTCTCAGTGATTCAATATTAGTAACTAAGAAAAACTCATCACGCCCTTCTTTTAAATCGTCTAGACGGTCTTGAAGTGTACCATCTTTTGTTTTCCCATTCTTTAAGGTACGTTGACCAAGTATATGTGCACTCTCGTCGCTATGCGTACTCACCTCTTTGAGCCAATTATGTTTTAATGAGTTAACACCACATACTATTAAACAGTGCTTGAAAGGTGTCTGCTTACGTTTTGCGATAGCTATGTCAATCGCTTGTTTTGTTTTACCTAAACCTTGTTCATCAGCAAGTAGAAATTTATCTGACTTTAATGCGTATTCAACTCCTTGTAACTGGTGCTCAAAAGGTTTTGTTTTGAACTCTAAATCAACATTACTTTTCTTAGGTTCAGGTACACTATCAGATTTTAATTCTTTTTTGTACTCACCTTTAATTTCAAAGTCTTTAAAATCATTTTCTACTAACGTTAAATCATCTACAGGTACTTCCCATTCTTTAGTATCAGGATGGTAATAACGTAACGGAAGATTCTTAACTTTAGCTAAAGCATCAAAATCGAACTTAAAACTAATGTAAGCAGATTTTTTATCTTTGATATGAACTGATTCTTTAATTTTCACAGTTATTGATTTCAATATAATCACTCCTAAAATAATCTTTTTTGTTTTTTGTTTTTATAGTACATGACGAATAATCGTCTTTTCTTACCTCTCTCTGTTCCAATATGCTTAAAGCCTACCTTCTCGTAAAATGCTTTACCGCTCTCGTTATCTTCTGTTACTTTTAACTTAATATCCATGCCATAATTTAAAAGCGAGAGAATTAACGATTTACCTACTCCTTTACCTTTAACTGTTGCAGCTATTTCATATATTGTGATGTAACCTTTCTTAGTCGGAGCGAAATTAACCGCTCCAACTATTTTGTTATCAAGTTCAGCTACTAATACCCGTTTCTTGTAAATAGCTTCTTCAATTGAAACTCGCATGACGAATCCAACGAATTCCTTATTTTCGCTGAATGCGTCATCAATTCCATCTAAGTCTTCAGGAACTGCAAGTCGTATGTCCATATTCAAACCTCCTTAAATAATTTCGCATTTAGTAAAAGCCCAATCAATAAAGGTTGCAACGTCAGGCCAATCTGTAAAATCAAATGACCCATCATTCGCAAAGGCATCATGCTCACCCTTACCTGAATGACTCACATCGAAATCAGTTGCTCCAGCATATACTCGGATGTTTACAATGCTATCACCTCTATCAATAGTAATATCGGCGAAGCTGTTAAAGCTGTCAATAAAAGTGTTATCAGTACTAGAATTCACGTCACCTATGTTTGGAATAAAAATTTTCATGTTTTTCATAATTTATCGTCTCCTTTTTGTTTGTTAAGTTTATATTACTATAAAATATTAAGTATTACAAGTAAAATTTTTTATTAATATTACTAAGTAACTGGTGAAGCAGGGGGTTAACCCTGCTTACATAAACCAGAATCTTTCAATGTAACCTTTAACTCCTTTAAGAGTCTTAGGGTTACGCACGTTGGCAACGTACTCCTCAAGTTCAGCATCTCGGTCATATCGACCGTTATGTGAAGTTGAGCATTCCCAACCGTAATCTTCTAAGTACATCACGTGAATGTCTCTCACGCCTGCCTTGATGATCCAACCAACCTCACCTGATGTAGTATCAGAGTAAGTCCAGTCAATCAATCGGTCGTTTAACCAAGCAGTCATGTCTGCTTCTAAAACGTCCATTTCAGTTACTAAGTCTTCAACTTCAAGAC